TTTTCTAGCGAGACCTCGCCCATGAGTTATGCAAAGGTTACATCATGAACATCATCAACGCTCCATCCGTCTACCTGGTAGGCAAACAAGAACTCAACAGCCTTGATTGTGCCGAGTTCTTGGAGGCTCACGGAGTTGAATACTGGAACAGCGACACCGACAATGCTAGCGAGCATCTCGTGGAGATCGCTGGCCGATTGTGCTACATGAGCTTTGCCAAGCCGCGACCAGGTGGCAATCAGGCTTATATCAATCACATCTTAGAAGTGGGTCACGGCTCAGTTCTCGAACATGCTGTTTACTCGATGATCTTCACCGGCGTCTCAAGGTCACTGACGCACGAGCTGGTCAGGCATCGTGCTGGCATGAGTTATTCACAGCTAAGTCAAAGGTATGTGGACAAGGTTTCATTTGTGCGTCCACCTGGCATCAAGCCTGACAGCTCCGCTGAACGGGTTTGGGCAAGCAATATTGCACATAGCTTGGCAAGTTATGAATCCATGATTGAGACGCTGGAATACAACGATTTTGCCGACATCGACAATCCAACCCTGAGACGAAAACGAGCCAGGGAAACTGCTCGTTCTGTCCTGCCGAACTGCACTGAAACCAAGATATTTGTCACTGGCAATGCTCGAGCATGGCGGCACTTCTTGGAATTACGTGGCTCGATTCATGCGGATGCTGAAATTCAGCGGCTGGCAATTGCAGTCCTAAAAGTGTTGCAGGCTGAATCACCGAACCTGTTTGGCGATTATACGGTGACTGAAAATGGAATTGAAACGAAGTGGAGGAAAGTGTGACAGCTCTTGAGATATTGAAGAACCAGCTTCGGCAGATGGGTGCAGATGGGCTGTGCAACAGCGAATGCGGATGCGGACTGGGCGACCTTGCTCCGTGTAATGACTACATCGGCGATTGCGTACCTGCCATAGCGGTCAAGGCTTGGCACGAGGATGGTGGATGCGAAACTGGCTACATCCCTTGGGAGCCAGACATTGAATAGCATCACATTCACGATCCACGGAAAACCATCCCCATCCGGCTCTAAAAAAGCATTCCAGCACAGCAAGACAGGAAGGATTGTTGTGGTTGATACGGCAAAGGGAAAAGCCAAATGGCAAACGCTCTGCAAGCGAGCTGCGACCACAGCCGTGAAGGAATCGGGCTGGGGGTGTGCATCAGGGCCAATCAATCTGCAAGTCCTGTTCACGTTTGCGAGACCTAAAGCACATTTTCGGACTGGCAAGAATTCAACCATCATGAAGCCCACAGCACCATTCTGGCACACTCAGAAACCTGATAGAACAAAGCTGTTGCGGTGCTTGGAAGATGCTTTCAAGGGTGTGCTCTGGAAGGATGACAGTCAGGTGATTTCGGGAGAGGCTCGCAAATGTTGGGGCGATCAGGATTCCGCTTTTGTCATCGTTGAAACTGTGGAGCAACCAAATGAAATCCAAGCGAGCTGAGATCAGGTTTTCACGAACCGAGATGGAAGTCATGCCACAGCATCAGTTACTTGAACTGAAGCGAATCGGCACGGAATATGAGCGTATGCACGCGAACGCCATCTTGGATGATCGCTCAAATGGCAACACCAGCAATCACGGATACCCAGCAATCACCGAACTGATGGCCAGTACCAAAGGTCAACGATCTGTGACCGGCATCCCAGTGAAACAAAATCGCTATCTACAAGGATACCACCAGAACAAGAAAGTGAAACATGCTTACAGGGTTTCGCAAATTGACATGGAGAATGATGTATGAGCTGTCCTGACTACTACTTGCTGGCCAGTGGCCGCGAGTTTATTGACTTTGCCAACAACGAGCTTGCAGCCTGGTTAAAACCGCGAGTGTCGCATGAGGTTTATCACTGCATTGTGAGTGCGATGGAACATCGGTTTAGATGCGGGAATAAAGAGGGTGAATCCGAGACAGATAAGGCAGCGGAATGGTTCTGGATTACACAGGCATTTCGGACCCACGAAGGCACTGAAGGCAATCTACCTTATGTTATGCATGATGTTATGCCTGTAGTGCTTCGGATGGTGGATGTCGAACGAGAATTGAAAGACAAGAAAGGCAAGCACAATGATTGAGCAACGATGGTGCACAACCGATGGTACAAGCTGGACGTTATCCCACGAAAAGTATTGGGCGCATATCGAGCTGTCTTTTGACAACACGAGCTATTTTGCAAGCATTGGAAGCGTGAAAGACAGACCACTAGAAGAACTTTCTTGGGATGAGATTAACAAAGATGACTGGAGTGGTGATTTTGACTGCCTAAAGAGAGCCAAAGAGTCATGTATTTGGGCTATCTTGAATAAAAAAGAGCAAGCCGAGGCAATAGCCAGTTTATCACCATACGAAGGCATTTTTGACAGGGAGAACTATGATGATCAATCTTGATGATATTGCAGCACTCACAGACAGCGAAGGTAAGGCAGTTGCTCTGAGCCTTTGGAATCGTTTGCAGATTGTGGACAAGGCGTTTCGGATGATGGCGGCTGAGTTTGATTACTCTGGCCTGAAAGGCGACAAGATGTACCAAGCGTACATCGAGCTTGCAGAGGCAAGAGGTACAAAATCTTGAGCACCCTATTGACAATCGGTACCTCTTGTGATTATCGTCAAGTTATGAATGAACCATTAGGTTCAGACTCGATCGCTCCCACGGATGGGGAAATCGACCAGAATATCACAAGGCGACTTATCCGTTCTATCCACGGCGTACAACCTGTTTTGATAGGTGTGGACGCCTCTGGCTGGACGGAAGGTACGCCGAATCAACCCTGTCCTCATTGTGTTGATGGGCGGAAGGTTGAACAGCACCGTTACGCGATTTGCTTATCTTGCACCAGAGCCAGTAAACAACTGGATCAGGCGATCAAACGAGCAATGACAGAACAAACGGAACTCATGGCCTTTTGGGCCAAGTTCCGCAACATCGCAATCAAGCAACGCGCTTTGATGCAGAGACTGCGGCGCAAGGGTCTGATTGACAAGCCTGGACGAGGGAATCATGGCGCTAGGCCGCCGGGACTTCGGGACGTTGAGTAAGAGATGTCGACCCACCTCCAAGCAAGTGGATAAGAAGGTGAGATATGGGCAAGTTCCCGAACCCAGAGACACAATTCAAAAAAGGCGTGTCTGGCAACCCAGCCGGATACAGCCGTGGTCGTCGTCAGATTGACGACCTAATTGAATTGATTGGCTTAGAAAAAAGCGAACGCAACATCTCTCGGATCTGGCTTCAAAACATTCTGGACGGCAACTTTGCATTCCTGAAAGAGTACCTTGAGCGCCGTGATGGCAAGGTTGCCAGCAGCATCGAAATCTCTGACAAGCCCCAAGTGGACTGGGCGGCCATAGACAATGAGTGCGACACCCCACCACGACAGACAGTTGATCCCAAAGGGGCTAAACCGGTTTCTACAAGCCGCAAAGCCGGATCACCAGTGGTCGCCAGAACACTTGGCGGAGTGCCGCCGGGCGCTGGACAGGGTGACGACCGGTGATGTCAAACGGTTGATGCTCTTCCTCCCGCCCAGGCACGGCAAGAGCGAGCTGGCAACGATCCATTATGCTGCTTATAGATTATTGGTGGATCAAGGTTTACGGATAATTATTGGAGCTTACAACCACTCACTGGCCTGCACTTTTAGCCGACAAACGCGACGCATCGCCAAAGAGTTTGGATTCAACTTTTCCGACGACCAGAACAAACAAAATCAGTGGTCAAGTGAACATGGCGGCGGGCTTTATGCGGTCGGTGTAGGCTCTGGTGTCACTGGATATGGTGCCGACCTGGTGATCATTGACGACCCAGTAAAGTCACGAGCTGAAGCCGAATCACCCACCTATCGTGCTCGCGTCATGGACTGGTACCAAAACGACCTCTACACACGCCTTCACCCTGGTGCTGCCATCGTCCTGATTATGACCAGATGGCACAGCCTCGACTTGGCTGGCCAGCTGCTCGAACAGGCCAATGACGGTGGCGAGCAATGGGATGTGGTCAGTCTGCCTGCCATCGCTGAGGAAGATGACCTGATCGGTCGTCGGCCTGGTGAGGCGCTTTGGCCAGAACGATACAGTGTGGAAGACTTCGAGCGGATCAAAAAGACCGTCGGTTCCTACGCTTTTTCCGCTCTTTACCAACAGACACCAACGCCCCGCGATGGAGGCTTTTTCAAGCCTGAATGGTTCAGGATTGTCGATCCATCGCCGATACCAGACAACTCCAACGCATGCCGAGCCTGGGACACAGCCGCCACTGTCGGTGGTGGTGATTATACCGCCGGTGTGTGGATGTGCAGGACAGGCGACACTTACAGGGTCAAGCACGTTTCACGGGGCCAGTGGTCGCCTGCTACCCGTCGCACAATCCAGCGCCAGATCGCTGAGACCGACGGTCGCGAAACGATCGTACATCTTGCACAAGACCCCGGCTCCGCGGGGGTCGATCAGGTCCAGCATGACACCAGAAATCTGATCGGTTATGGCGTGATCAGCAAACGACCAACAGGCTCCAAGGAAGTGCGGGCAATGCCGATGGCAGCTGCTTTTGAATCCGGTTCGATTGAGCTGGAAAAGGGCGATTGGAACCGTGACTTCATTGACGAATTGTGTTCATTCCCGACCGGCAAGCATGATGACCAGGTTGATGCTGCTGCCGATGCGTTCAACTATCTAAGCTCAATCCAGCCTTTCAGATACGTCTCCTGAAAACTATGCCAACACTATTCCAAAACATCCGCAGCCGGTTCGCCAAGTCGGTGCGTGAAGGCGTCACAGCCAACACTGCTGACATTGCCGCGACTTCATGGACTGTGGACATGATGACCGGCCTGTCGAACGATTACATGACCCTGGCTCGTCCATACAACCAGGTGTCTGTGGTTCAAGCTGCGATTCAGGCCATGAAGCGCAACGCCACCAAGGCGGTCATGCAGGTGGGCCGATGGGATGAGGATGGAGGCTTTACGCCTGTCTATCATCCTTTGCAGTCACTCTGGCAACGGCCAAGCCCAGGCGAATCGGATGCGACAGTTCTGGAGCACCTTTATTGCAGCCTTTGTGATAACGGTAACGCTTACATTCAAGTGATCACCAACACGGCTGGCACTGCGGTGACCGAACTGATGCCGATCCCATCGCCTTGGGTCCTCAGGCCAGTCATGGGCGAAAGTATCAACGAAGTTCTCGAATATCCAGTCATGGGAAGCGATTGGGGCCGGTCGTACAACTATTCTGTTCCCGCTGAATTGATGATCGCATTTCGCCAGGGCCGATCGACCTACGCTCAGAGTCGAGGCGTCTCAACGCTCGATTCTGTTGTGGCCGAAATGGCTCTGGTCAAGATCATCGGCCAGTATGAGACCACAGTTCTCAGTCGGTCTGGTGTGCCATCACTGATCGTCAGTTTAAAAACACTGGGCAATCTCTCGGACGCTCAATTGTCGCAGGTCCAAGCCGACTTGGCACGAGCTGTGAGTGGTAAAGCTGTGGGCCGACCATTCGTCGGGACATCCGAGATGGACATCAAATCGCCGGGCTTTTCTCCTAAAGATTTGTCCGTGAGTGAGATGGCCGACCTTGCGACCGCTCGAATCTGTGGTGTCCTTGGATGGGCGCCCATGTCGCTCAAACAGCCGGACACGGGCAAGACATACAGCAACCTTGTCGAGGCTAACAAAGCATCATGGCGCGATGCTGTGATTCCATTTCTCGATCTGGTGGCAGGTGAGCTGACCAGGCTGGTCCAGACTTTGCCGATCGCCTGCAACGGTATGGCCTCACAGCCTGATCAATCGTTGTGTGTGCGGTTCGATACCAGCCAGATCGAAGAGCTGTCAGTGGACCGCAAGGCGCTGATGGATATCGCTACGGCAGGCGTGAACGCAGGAATATTCACCGTTAACGAAGCACGTGCCACGCTCGGACTTGGCGAGATGGAAGAGCTTCCAGAGGCTGAGGCTGACGAACCTGACGAGCCTGTAGAAACTGAGACACCTGAAGCGGAACTGGAGGCTGAGTGATGGCTGGGAATTACAACCTTGAAATCGAAGCCGGCGCTTCATTCAACCGAACGCTCACTTGGACCTCCAACGGCACCGCTGTGAACCTGACCGGAAGCAGTGCCAGGATGATGGCTCGCACATCTTACAGCAACTCCAACACGACATTGAGCCTGACCTCACCCTCAGCCTGTCTGTCGATCAGCAACGCAACCGGCGGAGTGATTGCAATCGCTTTGGATGCTGCCACAACCGCCAACCTGGTTGATGGTGTTTATGATTTGGAAATCGTGACCGGAAGTGTTGTCCAAAGACTGATATCAGGGACTTTGACAGTCTCACCCGAGGTGACACGTGGCTGATACAGTTATAATCACAGGCGAAAAGACTGTCACGGTTGTTACGGTGGGCGTTCAAGGTCCAGCCGGAGTTAGTGGATCATCTGTTCCGGCCACAAATACCACAATTGGCGGGATTATCGTTGGGGATAATCTGTCGATCACGCCCAACGGGGTGCTGTCGGCCCAGCCGGGCGGCGTTACGGCGTTCAATAATCGCACGGGAAATGTATCGCTGACTGCAAACGATGTCACGACCCTTGTAGACGCCAATTATATTCAGGTCTGGAAAGATACGCAGACCACCGCAGGAACGTTATCTCAGTTCCCAAAATACAGTTCCATAACATCGGGTAGCGGCCCCATTCAGGGCTATTCTCGTGGGCTATTGACGAGTAACACATCGGGTACGGTTACAAAGACAATTTTTGACGGTAGCTTATATTCGTCGTCCGGTTCTACAATTCTACAGTATAAATCTATTGGGTTTAACGCCAACGACACAGGTACTGCAAACACCTCAAAGACAGGGCGATTGCTGCTTGGCCAGTATGGCGAGGTGTATCTTGAATCGTCTACTAAGGTCAACGCCAACACCCTTACCACGGCTACGTTTGATTTAAATGCCACGGCTCGGCCTAGCGGAATTACGCAAACATACGATCCGCATGCGATCAGCGCAGGTATCCACGCCCGATATGCGGTAGGGACAACTGGAGGTTATAATCCAAGTAGTAATGCGGATAGAGTCGTTGGGGGTAAGATAGCACAGTTTGACCTTTATCCAGTTGTGCAAACTACCCGGTTTGGCAACGGCACATATATTGGTCGGCCCGGCCAGATTTATCTGACTGCAACCAACGACTGGACTTATGCCGACCCAGATTTGGCGTTCGATCACGCATATGATTACAAGACTACCTTGACTCTGGGTGAATCAGCAGAACTCGTATTTCAAAATGCCAATCTAACATCGCTTCGCACTCCAAATATGACAGATTACTCAATCCTGACTAGGGGTTATGCCGACACTCGTTATCAGGCTGTCGGGGCTTATTTAACATCCGCAAACCTAACCTACGCCAACCTCACAAACACGCCCACAACGCTCGCTGGATATGGCATCACCGACGGTCTCACATCGGCCAACCTGACTCCCTACTTGACAATATCCAGTGCCAACGCCACCTACGCAGTCTTGGGACATACGCACAGCATCGCGAACGTGACAGGCTTGCAAACCGCACTGGATGCAAAACTTGAGACAGCTAATTTTACTTATGCGAACCTGACAGGCAAGCCAAGCACGTTTGCTCCATCGGCTCACACGCACGCTATTTCTGAGGTTACAGGGCTTCAGACCGCACTGGATGCCAAATTACCTTCGGCCAACTTCACATACGCCAATCTGACAGGTACGCCAAACCTAACGGTATATCTGACCACAGCCAACGCATCTACGACTTATCAACCGTTGGGCAACTATGCCACGACATCCTGCCTGACGTTTAGCAATATTACTGGCAAGCCAATCACGCTATCAGGCTATGGTATCACGGACGGCTACAGCACAAGCAACCCGTCAGGATACATCACTGCTGGTGCAAACTCGTTCACAGGCACGCAAAACCTTCAAGACAACGAACTGATTCGAGCCAAGATTCGAGACTATTCCGAAACTGTCTCCAGCCCAACGATCTCAGCCGGAACGCTGACATTGAACCTTGAAACGTCGAATATCTTTACGGTCAGCCTCAACGCAGCAATCACAAGCATAACGATCAGTAATCCTCCTGCAAGCGGTTCTGGCGGCTCATTCACTTTGATATTTACCGCTGATGGAACAGCACGGGCAGTCACTTGGCCTGCGGCGATCAAATGGGCGGGCGGCACTGCTCCAACGATCACATCGGCGATAGGCAAGGTGGATAGCTTTGCATTCTTCACCAGCGATGGTGGAACGAATTGGCAGGGTTACGTTGGAGGGCAGAATTTCTAATGCTTGCAAATATAATTCGCAATAGCAAAAAGACTGTCGGTGGTGGTGGAGGAGGTATCGTCATAGATGGTGGCGACCCTTACTATTCAGCCGTTTCGCTGATGTTGAGTATGGATGGAACGAATGGATCGACCACATTCACAGATTCCAGTTTGAATGCACTGACGGTGACTCCAGTCGGCAACGCCCAAATATCTACAACGCAGAGCAAGTATGGTGGAGCGAGCGCGTATTTCGATGGTAGCGGGGATTACCTAAACATTCCGTACAGCTCCTCGTTTGATATTACCACGGATTACACAATTGAATTTTGGATGCGATCTGACTCGGTATCTGGGTACGCTCCAATCTTTACCCTGACTTCAGCATCGTTG